CGACCTCGGGCAACCTCTCCAACTGCACGGCTGACGGCACGAACAACGTCGGCTATCGCAACATCCCGCAGTCAGGATCGGCCAAGACCGCAAACTACAACCTTGTGGTGGGCGATGTCGGCAAGTTCATCGAGTTGGGCGCATCGGGTGCGATTACGATTCCCAACGCCACGTTTGCCGCTGGCGATGTGCTGTCGATCTTCAACAACACTGCGAGCGGCGCGACCATTACCTGCACGATCACGACCGCGTATATCGCGGGTACGGATGTGGATAAGGCAAGCGTGACTCTGGCAACACGAGGTGTGGCGACCATTTTGTTCATTAGCGGTACGGTCTGTGTAATCTCCGGCAACGTGAGCTAAAGCCATGTCAGGCATTATGAGTCTGCTGCTGGGCCAAGTCGTCAGCGCAGCGGCATACACCGAATACAAAATCTTCACCGCATCCGGTAACTGGACTGCGCCCACGGGTGTGACGCAGGTGGAATACCTTGTCGTCGCGGGGGGTGGTGGGGGATGTTCTGGTGGCGGTGGAGCAGGCGGATTCCGAACAGGCACAGGCTTATCCGTAACTGCCGGCACTAATTACACGGTAACGGTTGGCGGCGGCGGCGCGGCAGGAAAGCACGACGACGGCACCTCACGCGGTACGGACGGCTCAAATTCAGTTTTTAGCACCATCACTAGCGCAGGCGGCGGCGGCGCAGGCGGGCAGCAACCTGTCGGGTCGGGCAATCCAAACGTGCATGATGGCAGGGCCGGTGGCTCCGGCGGCGGTGGCGGCGGTGCAGTAACTGCTGGCGCTCCCGGCGGCGCTGGCAATACGCCGTCAGTCAGCCCGTCTCAAGGTAATAACGGCGGCAAGTCAATATCAGACCAAGCAACCTACACCAAAGGCGGCGGTGGTGGCGGTGCATCGGCTGTGGGCGCTAATGCTGCTGGCCCGTCTGCTGGGTTAGGCGGCGCGGGCGGTAACGGGACAGCCTCGTCAATCTCTGGCGGATCGGTAACGTATGCCGGTGGTGGCGGCGGCATGAGCAATGGCGGCTCTGCGCTCACTCCCGGCGGCACGGGCGGCGGCGGTAGCGGTGGCTACAGCAATCCAAATCCGGGAACTGCTGGAGCGGCCAACACAGGCGGCGGTGGCGGTGGATATAACATTCCGTCGCTCAACGGCTCTGGCGGCTCCGGCATCGTCATTCTGAAATACCAAGTACCCGTCCAGTCTGTTGTCGCAACCTTCCTCGCCTCCGGCACATGGACTGCCCCTGCGGGTGTCACCGAGGTTGAGTACCTTGTGGTGGCCGGTGGTGGCGGGGGTGGTTTTCTTGCTGGAGGTGGCGGCGGAGCCGGAGGTTTCCGAACAGGTACTGGGCTGTCTGTAACCGCCGGAACCGATTACACCGTCACAATCGGCGCTGGTGGTGCTGGCGGAACAACTCAAGCAGTAGGTACTTCTGGGTCTAATTCTGTATTTAGCACAATTACTTCCGCTGGCGGCGGCGGTGGCGGGGCTTATTACACCAATGGTGGTGCAGGTGGTTCTGGCGGTGGCGGCGGTACTGGTTCAGGAGGAACCGGAGGCACGGGTGGCGCTGGAAACACGCCGTCTGTAAGCCCTTCACAAGGAAGTAGCGGGGGTAATGCTCCAAATCAACCAGGGGGATCATCAGCCGTTGCGGGTGGTGGTGGCGGTGCAAGTGCAACAGGTGGTAATGGTAATGCCGGAACAAATACCGCAGGGTCGGGAGGTGATGGAACCGCATCTTCTATTTCGGGTGCGTCCGTCACTTACGCAGGTGGCGGTGGTGGTGGTTGTGCTGGTCTCGGTGGTGGAACTCCAGTAGGTACGGCTGGAACAGGCGGTTCAGGTGGTGGCGGTAATGGGCAAAACGCAGCAGTTGGCTCAAGTGGCACAGTAAACACAGGCGGTGGCGCTGGTGGCGGCGGATATAACCCAACTTCTTTTGCTGGTGGTGCAGGCGGCTCCGGCATCGTCATCCTCAAGTACAACATCGGCTCTGCCACGATCTTCACCTTCAAGTCCACGCAGAAGTGGGTCGCACCTGCTGGCGCGGTGAGCGTTGACTATTTGGTGGTGGCCGGTGGTGGTGGGGGTGGTACATATGTTTTTGGCACTTCTAACGGCGGTGGCGGTGGCGCAGGTGGATTTAGAACTGGCACGGGTTTATCCGTTACGGCAGGAACCGATTACGCGATTACTGTCGGAGGTGGCGGCAGCGCAAATACGCAAGGCAGCGATTCCATATTTAGCACCATTACCAGCACGGGAGGAGGAAGAGGCGGCTCTAATAGTGCAGGAGGAAATGGTGGTTCTGGTGGCGGCGGATCAGCAGCGGTTCCTGCGGGGTTTGGTGCAGGAAACGGTAATACACCTTCTGTAACTCCTGCACAGGGATCAAACGGTGGTAGTGGGCAACTTGATGGCAATATACCTTATCGCTCTGGAGGAGGAGGAGGCGCAAGCGCAGCAGGAGGGCCGGGAAATGTATCGCCCTTTAACGGCACAGGCGGTAACGGTACAGCATCGTCTATTTCTGGGTCATCTGTAACTTATGCAGGCGGCGGTGGCGGCGGTACAGGAGGAACTAATATTCCTACGGGCGGCACAGGCGGTGGAGGTCAAGGCGCATTTAATCCCGCTCCCGGCAATGTGCAAGTTGCAGGAACTGCTAATACAGGTGGCGGTGGCGGTGGCTCAAATGGTAGCAATTATCCCAGTGATATAACAGGCGCAGCAGGCGGCTCCGGCATCGTAATTCTCAAGGTCAACTTCACATGAAAACCTATCAGTTAATGGGCATAGATACCGCGATGCATCTCTTGCGTCCCGGTGCCAAGTGGGAAATCAGCAACCGCGAAATCACGCGCTGGGAAGACCCAAGGCCAAAACCGTCGTGGGACGAGATCATGTTCACGATTGAAAAGATCAAGGAACTTGAAGACGCGGTGCCGACGATCCTGCTCCCAGAGCAGCAGAAAGCGTTTGACGAGTACGTTGCCCAAATAGAAAAGGCGGTCGCGTGAATCTCTACAGCATCTTTCCGACGGCGGTGGCTAAGTTTGAACTCGGACGGGACTACACCGCCGAGGAGAGCGCCTTTGTGGACTCGCAAGAGACGCACAAGAACCAAGGCAACACGACGAGCAACGACCGCTATGTGCTGCGCCATGACACGATGGCAAACCTCAAGGCATTCGTAGAGGCTAGTCTGGGCGAGTATCTACGAAGTATCTACGCGCCGAAGAACGAGGTCGGCCTACGCATCACGCAGTCGTGGCTCAACTACTGCAAGCCCGGTGAATGGCACCACAAGCACGCGCATCCCAACAGTTTCATCAGCGGCGTTCTCTACATGAAGGCCGCACGCGAGCGCGACAAGATTTATTTTTACCGCGACGGCTACAAACAGATCAGCCTGCCGACTGATAATTGGAACCTGCACAACAGCGAGTCGTGGTGGTTCGAGGTCGGCGCAGGCGATCTGATGATTTTCCCCTCGCACTTGACGCACATGGTGGAATCCGTGCAGCAGGAGCGGGTATCGCTTTCGTTCAACACTTTCCCGGTCGGTTACGTTGGTGAGGAAGAAAGTCTCACCGCTTTGCATTTGGAGAACTGATATGGCTCATTTCGCAGAGATTGATTCAAACAGCGTGGTGCAGCGCGTCATCGTTGTCGCCAACAAGGATACGGCAGACGCTAACGGCAACGAGACTGAGAGCATCGGCGTCGCGTTCTGCCAGAACCTACTCGGTGGGAACTGGAAGCAGACGAGCTACAACGCCAATATTCGCAAAAATTATGCGGGTATCGGTTACCGCTACGATGCGGCGATTGATGCCTTTGTACCGCCGCAACCGTACCCGTCCTGGGTGCTTAATAATGCGACCGCGCAGTGGGTCGCTCCAGTGCCAATGCCGAGCGATGGGAAGATGTATAGTTGGGACGAGGCCGCACAGTCGTGGAAAGAAGTGGAGCGCGCAGCATGAACTGGAAGATTACCAATCTTCAGGTGTATCCCAACGCCTACGGACATAGCGACGTTGTCGTGCGCGTGAACTACCAAGTTGGCGTCCTGAAAGACGTTGTGGAGTTGGCCCCGCCAAGCGGCAGTTTTACCCCGTTCGCTGATCTGACCGAAGACAAGGTTTTGGGTTGGGTGTGGGCAGCGGTAGATAAATCTGCCGTTGAAGGCCGCGCTGCCCGCGAAGCTATCGAACTTGAGCGCAAACTTGCCATCCTTGAAAAAGACGGCAAAAAGCCAAGCGCAGTGCCAATGGGCACGCCTTGGAGTTGATGTTTCTTTCGCGCCACAGTAAAGTTTTACCGTACTGGTCCGGACGACCAGGGTTCCACAAGGAACACAAATGGCTGACGAAAATCAGTTGGTTGAACAAGTAGCGGAAGTACCCGCGCCGGAAGCGGAGGTCACGGCGACCCCGCAACCCGAAGTCGCTGCCCAAGAGGCGGCACCGCCGGAGGAAAAGCCTGCCAAGACGTTCACTCAAGAAGAGTTGGACGCGATGGTCGGCAAGAGGCTTGCACGGGAACGTCGCAAGTGGGAACGAGAGCAAGCGCTGAAGGCACCGACTGAAAGGTCGGCATCGGAAGCCCTGCCGGATAAGGAAGTAGACCCTGACGCCTACGCGGAAGCCCTAGCGGTTCGTAAGGCCGAAGAACTTCTTGCCAAGCGGGAAGCCGAGCGCCAGCAGCACGAATTCTTGAGCGCCTATCACGAACGCGAAGAGGCGGCGCGGGATCGGTACGATGACTTCGAGCAAGTCGCGTACAACCAGAGCCTGCCAATTACGACCGTGATGGCGCAGACGATTCAGGCATCGGATATTGGGCCAGACGTAGCGTACTACTTAGGCTCTAACCCCCGAGAGGCTGACCGTATTTCCCGCCTGTCGCCCTACCTTCAGGCTAAAGAGATTGGCAGGATCGAGGCCAAATTGGCTGACAATCCGCCGGTCAAAAAGACAACCAGCGCACCGCCCCCGCTGAAGCCGGTCACGGCGAGAGGCACGGCGAACGGCACCTACGAGACGACGGACCCACGGTCGGTAACGGCCATGAGTACGTCGGAATGGATTGAGGCCGAACGTCGTCGCCAGATCAAGCAGTGGGAAGCGATGCAGAGACGTTAACCATTTTTCAGGAGTAATTCCGTGGCTAATACACTTCTTACTATCGACATGATTACGAGGAAGGCTCTCGAAATCCTTGAGAACAACCTTGTCATCACCCGTAATGTCAACCGCCAGTACGACAACAGCTACGCTGTGGAAGGCGCCAAGATCGGCACCACCCTGCGTATCCGTCTGCCAGATCGCGCCCTTGTGACTGACGGTGCCGCCCTGCAAGTGCAGGACGACAACGAGCAGTTCACCACGCTGACCGTTGCTTCGCAGAAGCACATCGGCGTGAACTTCACGACTGCCGAAATGACGATGCAGTTGGACGACTTCGCCGAGCGTGTTCTCAAGCCGCGTATCTCGCAGCTTGCGGCCTCGATTGACGCGGACGTTGCCAATAGCTTCAACAGCATCTTCCAGTCGGTCGGCACCCCCGGCACCACGCCGAGCAGCACTCAGGTTCTGCTCGCCGCACAGCAGAAGCTCAACGAAGCCGCCGCTGTGATGCAGCCGCGTTATGTCACCGTGAACCCGGCTGCCAATGCCGCGCTCATCGAGGGCATGAAGGGTCTCTTTAATCCGGTCAGCACCATCTCGGCGCAGTTCAAGAACGGTATGTTCGGCGAGGGCATCCTTGGGTTCAACGAACTCAATATGTCGCAGTCGATCAAGCAGTTCATGACTGGCACCCGCACTGGCGCACACACCGTAACCACCACCATCTCCACTCAGGGCACCTCGTCCATTGCCATCACCGGCACTGGCACGCAGACGATCAAGAAGGGCGATGTGTTTACCGTTGGCAGCGTGTTTGCGGTCAATCCGCAGACCCGTGAGTCCACCGGCTCGCTTCAGCAGTTCGTGGCGACCGCCGATGCAACGGCTGTGGCTGGCGCATACACGGTGAACGTCTCTCCGGCGATCTACACCTCGTCGAACGCCCTTGCTACCGTGGATTCGTTCCCGCAGTCTGGTGCGACGGTGACGTTCCTTGGTGGTGCGTCCACGCAATACCCGCAGAACCTTGTGTACCACCGCGATGCGATTGCTTTCGCCACGGCAGACCTCCTCATGCCGCAGGGCGTTGACATGGCTTCGCGCCAGGTTCACAACGGCATCTCCATGCGCGTTGTTCGTCAGTACGACATCAACAACGACCGTATGCCGTGCCGTATTGACGTTCTGTACGGTTACAACGTAATCCGTCCGCAGATGGCCGTCCGTCTCTGGGGTTAATGCCATGAGTTACGTCATTGGCAATCTCCCCAAGCAGTCGGTTATCAGCGTTACGCTGTCGCCTTCTGCCGTGTCCGCGTATACGTCTGCCGAGCAGACGTTTACGGTCACGGGCTTGCAGGCAGAAGACCACGTTGCCGTCAACAAGCCGAGCGCTCAAGCGGGCCTCGGTATTGTTGGCTGCCGTGTCTCAGCAGCAGATACGCTGGCAATCACGTTTGGAAACTTCACGGCTAGTCCAATTACTCCGACGGCAAACGAGGTCTACAAAATCCTGCTAAGCCGCCCGGATCGGACTATCACCGATGGCATTATTTAAGAGGTAATTAGACATGGCTCTTCCTAATGGCTCTGGCGGTTATCAATTTAACGACGGTAATGTTGGCGAGGCTCTGCTTTTTGCACAGGGTGCGCCGACTGCGCTAACGGCGGCTACTACCGCCACGGCGGCTCAGTTGTCAAATGGCCTTTTCACGTTCAATGGAACTGCGGGCAATCTCACCCTGCCGACTGTTTCTGACCTTGAAGCCTACGTTTCGTCTGCCTCAAAAGTGGATGCGGCGTTTGATTTCTTCGTCGTTAACATCGACGCAGGTGCGGATGCGATTACGGTAGCGGTGGGCACAGGCTGGACCCTTGTGGGTGCGGGCGCTGTCTCTGCTGGTACATCGGGTCACTTCCGCGCTCGCAAGACGGGCGACGGTTCGTGGACTTGCTATCGTATTAGTTAATCAATATGGCGAATATCTACCTGAGACATCCGAGGCATGGCGAGAAAGTCGCTATTTCTTGGCTAGAGGTTCAGGAAGATATACAGCACGGGTGGGAAGAGTTTGACCCTTCTAACCCGGATGATTCAGAATCTCCGGCGTCAGCAGAAATGTTGGCGTCGGAGACTTCTGGCAACGCATTGCGGGCGCGTCGTCGCCGTAAGGAGTAAATAATGGCTACCACCGCTCTCGACCAGATCAACGGTGCGCTGCGTTTGATCGGTGTCCTAGCGGAAGCCGAAGCGCCCTCGGCAGCGATGGCGCAGGATGCCTTGACAGCGCTCAATCAGATGATTGATTCGTGGAGTACCGAGCGACTGTCGGTCTTCTCCACTATTGACCAAGTATTCAACTGGCCGCCCTCTACGCGCATTCGCACACTCGGGCCTACCGGCGATTTCGTCGGCCAACGTCCCGTTGAATTGGATGACGCCACCTATTTCCGCGATGCCTCGACCAACGTGTCGTATGGCATCAAGATGATTAACCAAGAGCAGTACAACAACATTGCGGTCAAGACGGTAACGTCTACCTACCCGCAGGTGCTGTGGTACAACGCGACCTATCCCGATATTGAGATTTACATTTATCCGGTGCCGACCCGAGTGCTGGAGTTCCACTTTGTGTCGGTGCAGCCGCTTAATCAGCCTGCCGCGCTAGACACCGTGTTGGCGTTCCCGCCGGGCTATCTGCGGGCGTTCCGCTACAACTTGGCCTGTGAGTTGGCGCCGGAGTACGGCATTGAGCCGTCTAATCAAGTGCGGCGTATTGCGATGTACAGTAAGCGCGATCTGAAGCGCATCAACTTCCCAGGCGATGTGATGGCAATGCCTGCCGCACTGATGGTCAATCGTCCGCGCTTTAACATCTACACCGGCAACTTCTGATGAAGTCCCCGATTCTGGGTAGCAGCTACGTTATTCGTAGCATTAACGCTGCCGACAATCGGATGGTCAATCTTTACCCAGAAATCATTGCTGAAGGAGGTAAGGATGCCGCGTACTTGCAGCGTTGCCCCGGCTATACGCTTCGCGCAACGGTTGGTGACGGCCCGATTCGAGGGTTGTGGACGTTAGGCCAATTTTTGTATGTAGTGTCTGGTAACGGATTCTATCGACTAGACGCATCGTTTTTGGGCGAAACAACTGGCTACCTTGAACTGGAAGACGGCAGTTTTATTCTGCTAGAAGACAGCAGCAAGATTGTCCTTGAGACGGGCAGTGCGTATGTCGGATATGTCAGCGGCATTGGCCCTGTATCGATGGCCGATAACGGCACGCAAATCTTTATCGCCGCGAACCCTGACGGATATATCTACAACGTAGACACGTTGGTGTTCGCGCAGATTACTGACGAAGATTTCCCCGGCGCGGTGACGGTCGGCTACCTTGATGGCTACTTCGTGTTTAACGAACCCAATAGCCAACGGGTATGGGTTACAGCACTTTTAGATGGGCTTTCTGTAGACCCGCTGGATTTTGCTTCGGCTGAAGGCTCGCCTGACGGCTTGGTGTCGCTCATCATCGACCACCGCGAAGCGTGGCTCTTTGGCACGAATAGCGTTGAGGTCTGGTACAACAGTGGCGAGGCTGATTTCCCGCTTTCGCGCATCCAAGGCGCTTACAACGAAATCGGGTGTATCGCGCCATACTCCGTCGCCAAGATGGATAACAGCGTCTTTTGGTTAGGCGCTGACGCTCGCGGCCAAGGCATCGTGTACCGAGCGCAAGGCTACCAAGGCGTTCGCGTCTCTACGCACGCGGTAGAGTTTGCGATTCAACAATACGACGATCTGGCTGACGCGGTGGGTTATACCTACCAGCAGGACGGGCATACGTTCTATGTGTTGAACTTTACGAACGCCGATACAACGTGGGTGTACGACGCCGCGACCGGTTCATGGCACGAACGCGCTGCGTTCAAACAAGGCGACTTCAAGCGTCACCGTGGTAACTGCCACGCTCGATTCGATGGCGAACCCATTATCGGTGATTTTGAAAACGGCAACCTATACGCCTTTAGCCTTGACGTATTTAGCGACAACGGCGCGGTGCAGAAATGGCTGCGGTCGTGGCGTGCGCTGCCGACAGGCGCTAACAATCTTAAGCGAACGACGCACCACTCGTTGCAGATTGACATGGAAACGGGCGTCGGGCTGAACGGTTACGATCAGTTTGACCCTGAGATTGAAATTGCAACCGAAACGTCTATTCCGATTAACACGGAGACGGGTGGCGTTGAGCTTGCGGCAAACCTTGCCACGCAAGACGACGAAGACATTGCCACCGAAGACCTCGCGCACATCTTGGGTGTGACCGAAGATGAAGGGCTAACGCTTGTTATTGACCGCGAAACGGTAGTCGGCGTGAACCCGCAGTTGATGATGCGCTGGTCAGATGACGCAGGGCATACCTGGTCAGAGCCTCGGCAGACCTCGATGGGGCGCATCGGTCGTTACGGCACTCGCGCTATCTTCCGTCGCCTTGGCACTACCACCAAATTGCGCGACCGCGTGTACGAGATCAGCGGCACCGATCCCGTCAAAGTCGCCATCAACGGCGCGGAACTGCAAATCGCGGAGACCGCGTACTAATGGCTAACATCACCAACATTCCCGCCCCTCGCGTGCCGTTTATTGATGAGCGGACGGGCCTGATTTCGCGTGAGTGGTTTCGGTTTCTGAACAACCAATTTGTGCTGACAGGTAGTGGCACGACCGCAACTAGTATCGCCGATCTTGAGGTGGGGCGAGCTTTGTCGCCCGACACCGATGATGTCACAGCAGTGCTGCAACGCGAGATTGAGGATTTGCAGAAAGAACCGCCTTACCTTGAGACGGTGCTGGCGAACCTGTCTAAAACCAACTACGGGATGTTTTACGACACGACCGACCAAACGGCAGCGGTCATCAATACGGCGTATCCGATTACCTTCAACACGACTCAGGTAGGCGTCGGCGTCTACCGTGGCTCGCCGACTTCGCGTATTTACGTCAGCACGCCTGCGGTCTACAACTTCGCGTTTTCCGTTCAGCTCGACAAAACGTCTGGCGGTTTGGCGCAAATGTATTTCTGGGGCCGCAAGAACGGCACCAACATTGCAGACTCGGGCCGTCACGTTCATCTGCAAGGCAACAACAACGAAACCGTGTATGCCGCGAACATTTTTGTTGAAATGGGCGGCGGTGACTATTTTGAGTTAGTGTGGTCTACCGATGCTACGAGCGCGCAGTTAGAGGCTTACGCTGCCGCTGCGCCAGTGCCTGCGATTCCGTCTGCCCTTCTTACCGTAAATCAGGTGAATATATGACCGTGTATCTTTCAGCGTTTGCGGGTGCAGGCGCACAATTTTTTACCGACGACGGCGAAGTGCTTTCAGCCGGTCGGATTTATACCTATAGCGCGGGGACGACTAGCCCGAAGGCGACGTACACCTCGGCAACGGGCAGTACCGCCAATCCGAACCCCATTATTTTAGACTCAGGCGGGCGACTGCCTGAAGATATGTGGCTAGAGCAGGCAGGCGTTTACCGTTTCGTGCTGACCGATTCGTCAAACGTACAGATCGGCGCTTACGACAATGTGCCAGGCATCAACGACTTCTCAACGGGCGCAGTGCCGTGGGCAAGTCTGACCGGCAAGCCTACGACCGTCGCGGGCTACGGCATCACCGATGCGCTCTCAACGGCAACGGCTGCGGCGACCTACGCGCCGATTGCCTCGCCGACGTTTACGGGCACGCCGCTGATTCCCGACAACGCTGCAACTAGCGCCAACTATCCAGTCGGCTATCGAGAGGCGCCGCGCAACGCGCAGGCAGGCAACTACACGCTCGTCCTCGCAGATCGCGGTAAGTCGGTCGTCATGGGCGATGGCACGGCGACGGCAATTACGGCCACAATTCCAGCGAACGGCACGGTCGCGTTCCCGATTGGCACCGTCATCATTTTTGTAAACCTCAACACCGTTGGCCTCTCGATTGCGATCACGACCGATACGCTGACGCTTGCCAACAGCACGACGACCGGCACCCGCACCTTGGCGCGGAATGGCCTTGCCACCTGCGTTAAGATCAACACGACTTCGTGGCTGATTAGCGGAGCGGGGTTGACCTGATGGGCGGCGCTACGCTTGCAGCCGCGATTGCAGGCACGACCGGCGGGGCTGGGGCGGGCGTCTTTGACTTTTCCGAAGGCGCAGGGACTATCAGCATCCCGTCAGGCTTTACCTCCCTGACCATCGAAGTATGGGGCGGGGGAGGCGGCGGTGGCTTTGGCACCGTGACCTACGCAGGCTTTCCTGAGTTTGAGCCGCAAGACGCGCCGGGAGGTGGCGGTGGATCGGGCGCCTATGCCAAAACTATTGTGGCAGTCGGCGGTGGCGATGTCGGCAAGACAATCGCCTATGGCGTCGGCGTCAAAGGCGCCGGAGGCGTTTTGGGCAACCCTACAGGGTATTCTGGCGGCATTTCGTCGGCCTCTGCCGGAACCTTTACTATCGACGAAATGATTAGTACAGGCGGCGGGGGCGGCTACGGCGGCCTTGGCGTCAACGGCGGTCAGCAGGGCGCGGGCGGTACGGCTACGGGCGGTAACACAACCAACACCAACGGTAACGGTGGGGCGGTCTACGACCAGTCAGGCGCAACGGCGATTGCGGGAGTAAACTCGTTGACGGGCGGCGCGGGCGGTAACGGCGGCGACCCTGAAGTCGGCGGTAGCGCCGGTAGCGACGGCTCCAGCGGGCGCGTCAGATTCGTATTCAGTTGAGGTCACTATGGCAGTTCAAGTCAAAGTCCTGATACCGGCAAAAATTGCAGAGTCCTCGCAGACCGCGCAATACACCGCGACTAATGTGACTACCATTATTGACAAGTTTACGGCGACAAACTTCGACACCGTGGCGCGGACGATCTCAGTCAACCTTGTGACCATTTTGGACACCGCTGGTAACAACAACCTTGTGGTTAAGACCAAGACCTTACTGGCCTCAGAGACGTACACGTTTCCTGAGATCGTGGGGCAGGTGCTGGCGCCTGGAGGCTATATCTCAACGATTGCCTCGGCGGCAACGGCAATTAACATTCGCTCGTCGGGGAGAGAGATTTCGTGACCGTTCGACGCGCTACCGCTGAAGACCTTGATAGGTACTTGCCGTTGGCTGCGGCGTTCCACAGCGCAAGCCCAGTTCATTCCGCGCTGCCTTTCGACTACGAAGGTTTTACCAACTTTTATTTAGCAGCCGTCAGCAATCCGAACATGGGGATTTGGGTAGCAGAGAAAGATGGCCAAGTAGTCGGAATTACGGGGGCGTGCGACTACCCCATGTACTTTAGCCCGTCGCACCGAGTGGTGCAGGAACTCTGGTGGTACTTGACCCCGGAAGTTCGTGGTAACGGCGTAGGCAAACAAATGTACGATGCGATAGAGTCATGGGCGAAAGAACAAGGTGCGACCGCCTTGTTTATGGTAGCGCTCGAAGATGAACGGTCGCTAAGCATGGCAAACTTATATGCCCGCCAAGGCTTTAAGCCGATGGAGCGGATGTTTTATAAAGAGGTTGCGTAAATGGGTATTGCAACAGCAATTTTAGGCAGCGCAGTCATAGGTGGCGCGGTTGCTTCGCGTGGCGCAAGTAAAGGCGCCAGAGCGCAAGTAGAAGGCGCACGCCTAGGCGCTGAAACCGAAGAGCGAATGTTAGAGCGGCAACTTGCCGAAACTAAACCGTTTCGCGATCTTTCGCTGCAACAACTTAATCGGTTGGCGCAGCTATACGGCCCCGAAGGCGAGTACGTTCGCACACCAACTATGCAAGATTTGATGATTGACCCCGCGTTTTCATTTCGTTTATCTGAAGGCGAAAAAGCCTTGGCTAGAATGCAGTCATCTCGCGGTCGTTTTTTGAGTGGCGGCGCAATTCGCGCAGGAACTGAATTTAGTCAACGTTTGGCTTCAGAGGAAGCCGCAAACGCACTCGCTCGACGACGCCAACAGCAAGCTGATGTTACAAATGCGCTTTTGGGCATAGGCGGATATGGGCCTGCACTTGCATCTTCAGCAGCGGGAGCTATTGGACAGACTGGCAGCAATATTGCCAATTTGCAAATGGGCGCTGGACAGGCTCGCGCTTCAGGTTATATCGGTCAAGCCAACGCGCTTTCTAATGCTTTGGCTCAAGGCGCTATGGGATATGGACTGTATAAAGGCGGCTTTTTTGATCGAGTAGGGGGCAATCGCGCTACCTCTACCGAGAGTCCTTACGGCGTTTAAGGTGACGTATGCCAATTATCGGTGCAACTGAACTTCAACCCGTCAACATCCTTGGATCGTATGTCCAAGGGCTTGAAGGCGCTCGCGCTAATCGAATGGCGCGTGCGCAAGAAGCCGCGATGCTGCGCGAAATGGAAGAAAAAACCGCGTTGCGAAATATGCTCATGGGCGCAACGGAAAAAGACTTGCAAGACCCGTCATTTGTTAACCGGCTTGCCATTACGCCGGGAGGCGCGGCAACAGCACAGTCGCTTGCTCAGTCGATGGCATCGCAACGTGCTGCTGCAAAATTAGAGTTAGAAATAAAAGCCGAACGCAGAAAACAAGCCCGAGAAATGGTTGGCGCTACTATGAGTCTTTTGCGTGGGGCGCTGAAAGACCCGTCTTCTTATCCAATGCGCTTGCAAATGGCGGCGGATATGGGATACGACATTTCAACATATCCGCAGACGTTTGACCCGTCTACAACTCCTTTTTTAATTCAAGCGCAAATTGATGAGCTTGTTCCCGTTGAAAAGCAGTTAGAGTTAGAAGAAAAAGCAGAACAAGCACGGCGTGACAAAAAGCGCCTTCAGCTTGAGGGTGAACGTGTTGAGCTTGAACGCGAACGAGTAGGTATTTCTCGTGCTACTGAAGAACGGCAAGCAACAGAGGCTACTGACAAAACGATTGTTGCCCGTTCAGAAACGGACGCGGCTGGCAACGTCACGTTCTACAACAAGTTTGGCGAAAAAATTAAAACCGAAAAGGGCGCTGGCAAGCCTTCCGCAACGTTTGAAAAAACTAAAGCGACACGTGAGCAGACGCAGCGTGATTTGTCCAGCGCATTGGCAACTCTTAAAGAAGTTGTAAAGCCTGGTGGACTAATAGACCAATCAACAGGCAGCGGATTTGGTCGCGGTGTCGATGTTGCGGCTGGTTTTTTCGGACAAGCTACGCCGGGCGCAATCGCTATTGGAAAATTGCAACCTTTGGCCGATCAAATTCTTAAAATTGTTCCAAGGTTTGAAGGCCCGCAGTCAGATAAAGATACGCAAAGTTATAAGGAAGCTGCGGGTCAACTTGCAAACTCAACATTGCCGACCGAAATCCGAAAAGCGGCAGCAAATACGCTTATTGATTTGTTCACAAGGCGCCAAGGGCAATTTACAACTGACACCGGAGCGCCCGCTGACGGTGATTGGAGCGATCTGTAATGGCGTGGGAAAGCGCAGAGCGCGTCCAAAAAAACTCAGCCGGTCAATATCGAGCGCTGATTGGCGGCGAGTGGGTGCCCGTTTCGCGGGCGCAAAAAAATTCTGAAGGGCAGTATCGCGTTGAACGAATCGTTGCTGCTTCGGCGCCAGAACCTGTCCCCGAAATTCCGCAACGCACATTGTTAGGTGCAATAGGTGAGGGCGCGTCGCCGGGTACGTTCTTGTCTTCAGTAGGGCGCCAGATTGGCGGCCTTGTAGACGTTGGCGGTCAGTTGATTGAATCCGCAAAGCGCGTGCGTCCCCGTATTCCATTTTTGGAGGAAGGCCCACAGATTCCGCCGGGCGAAAGCGAATTCCCGAAGTTTATAACGGATATTGCGGAGGTTGGCGGCGGGTACATTGCTAAGGCAATTCCCGAGCGGTTTATTAAAGACCCCGAAGCTGCAAAACAACTAATTGCAAAAGCAGATGCTTTTGGCGGCGCGATGAGGCAGCGATATGGCACATATCAAGCGTTGCTGAATACTATTGCTACCGATCCTGCAGGCTTCGCCGCCGACGTCTCTACATTGTTTGGCGGCACTGCAGCGGTTGCTCGACGAGCGGGCGCAGCAGAGGGCGTTGTGCGCCCAATAGAAACTGCCGCGAGGGTAACGGACCCTATCGCCGCGCTGGCGCCAGTTGTTGCGGCAACAGCAAAAGGCGGCGCTCGCGTTGCAGGCGCGACGGTAGACCTTGCAAAGAACCGGCTTGCTGAATTGCAAGCGGCGCGAATTATGCGCGGTGCTGCAGGCAACCAACTGCCTGCAATCCTTGCAGCGACCGCAGCGGCGCCAAAAGGCATTACCGCAGGACAAGCGGTTTACGGTATTAACGCGCCAGAGTTCCAAGCGCTTGAGGCAGCAGCCCGCGAAGTTGATCCGGCAGGATTTGCGGCTATTGCTAATTTGCAGGGCCAAGAGCGTATAGATGCGCTTGCTCGATTGGCGGGCGGTTACACTAGCGCTCAATCTCGCGCAACGCAAAAAGCAGAGAAGGCATCGCTTGAAGGGCTTACCGGCCCGATGCGCGAAGAGGCATTGCGAAAGGCAAATCGCGCTGCGCGTATTCCGCGCCTTGAAGACATTGCATCTGGCGCACGCGAAGCGGCGTCTACAGCCGTTGAAAATGTTCGCCGCCTAACTAGGGCCGTCAACAAAACGGACGATTGGGCGCGTAGTTGGGTAGAGCGGCGCGGCGTTGGCGAGGCAGGAGTTAGAGTACCGGGTCGTGTAGAGGCTACAGCTACGTTCCCAGGTCAGTTAGCGGCGAGTGGGCGGCAAACCACCATTGGCGGCCCGTTTGAACGTCAGGTTATTGACGAAGGCGGCGTGATTGCAAGTCGGATCGACCGAGAAGCAGCGGCTTCGCTTGAGGCGGGCATGAAAGCGCGTAGGGCAGAAGAATTAGCTGCCGACCTGAAGGCTCAAGGCTTAACGCCGCTCAATGCCGATGGAATGATTGCCTCGCTGCGAGGCAAGCTCACCAATCCGCGTATTGCGCTCAATGACAAAACTCGTCAAGCGCTTGAGCGAGTGTCCAATATGTTAAGCGATTGGAAAAACGAAAACGGCGTTATTACTGCCGAAGCGTTGACGGCAATTCGAGAGCATGGAATTAACGGCGTTATTGAAGATTTAATGCCACAAGCGACGGCTAAAGCGCGGCGCAAGGCTACTCAGTCCATAATGATTGAGTTGAAGCCGATGATTGACGATGCCATGAAAGCCGCTGGCGGTGGCGATGATTGGTCAAACTACTTGCGGACGTTTGAAGCCGGGATGAAGGGCATTGAGCGTCGGCGCATGGCACAGCGAGCGCTTGAGTTTTTTGGTCAAAACCCTGCTGAATACGTCAAACTGATTGAAGGTAACAACGTCAAAGCCGTTGAAAAGATTTTTGGCCCCGGCAAGTTTGACATCGCAAAAGAGATGGGCACGGATTTTGGCGCTCTGCGCGATGTAGCGTTTGGCGTGAAGCGCGACCTTGAATTGGCGGAACAGGCTACCGCAGGAACCGCTGCATTAAAAGATCTTATCATTGACTCCGGGTCATCATTCCGTTTGCCATCGTTCTTGTCGGCAAAGGCGGCAATTACCAACAAAGTGTTAGAGGGCGTTGAGAGTTATTTAAGCGCCAAGTCTCTAAAAATTATTGCTGACGCCATGAAAAGCGGAAAATCAGCAAATCAGTTGTTACAAGCGCTGCCAACGGCAGACCGAAGCACTGTGCTGTTGGCGATGCAAGACGTACCGGAAGTACAAGCGGCGGTTAAGAAGGCAGCGCCCACGCTTACGGCCATATCTGCAACGCAGCAAAAAACAGAAAACTTGCCAGACGTTACGGTTGAGCGCATCGGCAATCAGTTAATTGATCCGGCATCACTGCAACAGTTCAGTGGCAACGCACTAGCTCCGAGGTAGTTATGCTCAAAGGCGCACTCAAATCCAAGACCGTTTGGTTCAACGTCCTGCTCGCCGTACTTGGCGGCCTTGAACTGATAGGCGCCCATCTGACGACGCTCTTCGGCGCACAGGTCGCCGCCGCCATTATGCTGACCGGCGCCGTAGCCAACCTTGCGCTGCGGGCCATCACGACGCAATCACTTCAGGAGAAGAGCGGTGGGTGAGGGGCAAGTCCTGTTCAACATTATCATCGGTATTGCTGGCGTTTTTGGAGGATGGATTTTGAACAACATCAGTCGCTCCATCGAAAAGCTGGATCACGATGTCCGCGATATGCCGCTCACTTACGTCACGCAGGACTCATACAACCGCGACCAAAACCGTTATCAGCGCGACATCGACGAGATCAAGTCCATGCTGCGCCTCATTTTTGACCGCCTTGAGAACAAGGCTGACAAGTGATCCCCGCGTGGGCATTACGATTCGCGCCGTACCTGGTTGGCCTGATTGTCATTGTCGTCGCTTGCATGGGCGCCCTGCGTAACGCCAAGGAGTCTGGCCGTGCCGAACTCAAACCGCAGATTGAACGACTGGAGGTCACGCTCGCCGCTGAACGTGCTGATCGAGCGCGTGCTGAAGCGGCTGCGGATGCTTACCGATCCGAGATGGATGCTCTTCGTGGTCGTCCTGTTCCTCGTACTCCTGTCAGGCTGTGCGTCGAAAAGCGCATTGATGTGCCCACCCAGTTCACTCCCGCCGACCGTGCTACTCGAACCACCGCCCCCGCCGGGCGCTATGACGAAACGGCTGGAGCAAATCTTGCGGCAGGGCCAGACATCAGCGCCGACCTCTACGACCTCGCCGGACGCTGTGACGCCGAGATAGCCAAGCTCCGCGCTTTGCAAGGATGGGTCAATGACGTTCGATGAAGCCTTCAACGCGCTGATGAAGCACGAAGGCGACTACAGCGACCACGCTGCCGACCCCGGCGGCAGGACGCGTTTCGGCGTCACCGAGGCCGTCGCGCGGCGTGAAGGCTACACAGGGGAGATGCGCGACTACCCTTTTGAGGAAGCCAAGCGCGTTTACGAGAAGCTCTATTGGGACTCTATGCGTCTGAATGACGTTCGCCCTGAACTGCGGTTTGACCTTTTCGACTTTGCGGTGAACTCTGGCGTCGGTACTGCCGTGCGTCACGCGCAGCGAATCTTGGCAGTCAAAGACGACGGCGTACTTGGCACCGTGACGTTAAACGCGATGGCGACCGCAAACTCCGCAAAGTTTGCCGCGAAACTGAACGGTCAGCGCCTGCTTTTGATGACTTCGCTTCCGACCTGGAACGCTTTTGGACGCGGGTGGGCGCGTCGGATCGCCGAGAATTTAACCCGCTAGGGTTGCCGCAAGGTACATCGCCTGTAGCGCTGCGACCGCATCAGCGGCATCTCGCGCTTCGTACCACTCGCCCCGTGGCTGCATGATCGCCTGAAACCGCTTCTGGCCCTCTGAGAGCCGCCCACCTTTAGCCTTGACCTCAACCCAACAGGCCCACGCTAGACCGTCCCGCATGGGCTTTACGGCGAGCAGATCAGGGATGTCGTGGCCTGCCGAAGCGAAGTCAATGACTTCAAACCCTACCTGCCGCAGGGCATGGACTATTTCGGCGTGGTTAGTGTCTCGACGTTTGGCGTAGCGCATTCCCAACGAAGTCTGCCCTGACCGTGGACAGATTGCCACTCGCGCCCCGGCCTGTTTGTCCATCCTTTTCCCTTGACAGCAGGCGCTTGATTGACAATGAGCCATCCCGCTCCGCGAAGGCTTGACCCCGGTTCCGTATCAAGGGTGTAGGTAATTAGTTTCTGCCCGCCCATCGCTGACCATACCCGCCATGCACGCGAATACAGAAACGAGCAAGCTCCTTTAGGCGCGTCCGGTAACACGCAACACCGCAAAACTTCTGCCGTCAAACCATCCTGCAAATGGCGTGAAACCGGGCGGCCAACAATCGCTACGCCAATTAACTTTGTTCCATCGCTTGCGCCAATACTGAATCTATGCCCCGCGACCGGCTTGTTATGCCGGTGATACGACAGCACAAACGCATTCGCCTCTTTTAGTTCAATCGGGATGATGTGCATTGATTTTGTCGCGCAAGCGTGTCACGCCACGCTCGGTGAAGAGTTCTCTCACCATCCCACATAGGTTCGGGTCGCCGAGAACGTCTTTCGGGTTGGCCTCGCGGATCAGCGGGCCGACCTGACCTTTCAGCCAGTCCTTGCGTATCTCGCGGTCGCTCCATTCGCCGACCCCGATGCGAGCAAGGTAAGCCGCCGCAAGGTGCAGTTTGCCGAGCGTTGTGCCTATGCGCTGATCCCAATGCCGGATGCAGGACTGCGTGGCCCAAGTGATGTCGCTACTTGTCGTCAGAGGCTGATTCATAGTTCGCTCACCTTCTGTATTCGCTGCCCAATCCATTTCATAACAGGCACGGCCATTGAGTTGCCCAAAGCTTTGTAGCGAGGGCCGTCCGGGCTCTTGGGCTTACCGCGCCATGGAATGTTGGTGTAGCCGTCAGAGAAGCCTTGCAGACGTTCGCACTCCACGGGCGTGAGGCGGCGCACTTGCATGGCGGTCGCCACCGGCTGGGCGACGGCAATAATTTGCGCGTCTCGCGTTGTGCCGGTCGCCGCTTCCATGCGTTTGATTAAACATGGAGCAATATCTTCATCGCCCATTGTTTGCACCACAGGCAAAAAATGATGTGCATCAACTTCAGGCGCGCCCATCGCTCCTGGTCCTTTTGCGGTCAACGAACCGGCAACGGCAGGAACAAACAACGGTGCGCCGCCAAGCGCGTGCTGATCCTCTAGTCCTTGCTTGCTACCGAATGCGGCATTTAGCGTTGACGCGACTTCCGCAGGCCACGCTAACTCTTCGTGATTTTCATGACTGATTCCAAAGCGATCCGCAAAGGTTTCGGCAACGCCTTCCCGCGTCTCTCTGCTCGGCGCAGGATGCCCTTGCAGGCTGTGGGACTCAAAAAGAACCGCTGCGGCACGTTGCCAACTTCTAGCGTTTGCGACAACGAACACACGGCGGCGGCGCTGGGCCACTCCAAAGTATTGAGCGTCAAGAACCCGGTAGGCGAACCCATACCCGAGTTCTGCCAACATTCCGAGGAGGGTTCCAAAGTCCCTTCCTCCGTTAGATGACAGGACGCCGGGGACGTTCTCCCATACCAGCCACTCGGGCCGATATCGGTCAGCAATCGCAAGGTAGGTAAGCATGAGGTTGCCACGCGGATCAGCCAGTCCTGCTCTGAGTCCTGCGACACTATAACTTTGGCATGGGGTTCCTCCCACGAGAACGTCGATTGATTCATTCGGCCACTCCGCAAATTTAGTCATGTCGCCGTAGTTCGGTACGGCAGGGTAATAATGTTTCAGCACGGCGCACGGGAACGGCTCAATCTCGCTGAAAAACACGGGCGTCCATCCAAGCGAATCCCATGCAACTGTCGCCGCCTCAACGCCGCTACAGACGCTGCCGTACCTCACTTGCCCAACTTCTCCAGCATCTCGCGTGCCTGATACGCACGCAGCGCGGGCAATGTGCCCGACTTGATCCATTTCGCCACAGCCTGTCTCGAAACGCCGAATCGGCGTGCGATTTGTGAGGCTGACCCAAACGCTCTAACCAAAGTCTTGATGTCCATGTAGTGGACGATACGCAACGTGGGTTGACAAGTCAAATGTAAGGGGTATGATTGCTCTCGGGGATTGGCCCCACAGACAGGAGACAAACATGGGTGAACAGCAAGAAGGTCGTGACCTTCAAGAAATGGCCGAAGCTTACGCCGAAGCGCAAACCCGCGCTGAGATCGCCGCCTGGCAGTGTCTTTGCGGCATCCAAGAACTTAATCGCATCGAGCAAGAAACCGCGACCGCATGGTCGAACGGCCTGCGTGAAATCATTGACGCCATCGATAAGGCGCGAGCCGAACTCGGGAGAACACAATGAATCAGTCAGAATCCATTGCCGCCCTCGCAGCGGCGCTCTCTAAGGCACAGGCGTTGATTACCGGCGCCCTCAAAGATTCAGCCAACCCTTACTTCAAGAGCAAGTACGCTGACCTTGCGTCGTGTTGGGATGCGTGCCGCAAGCCGCTGACCGACAACGGCCTCGCCGTCATCCAGACGATTGAGGTAGGCGAAGCGCGTGCAGTTCTTGTGACGACGCTTTGCCACTCAAGCGGCGAGTGGGTCAAGTCGTATTGCCCGATTTTAACCAAAGACGACAGCCCGCAAGGTCAGGGAAGCGGCATCACCTACGCACGGCGTTATGCGCTAGCTGCAATCGTCGGCCTCGCGCAGATTGACGATGACGCAGAAGCCGCGCAGGGCCGCAACAAGCCTGCGCCGCAGCAGGATGCGGGATTGCTCAAGCAGATTCTAGCGACGACGACGCAGGACGATCTGACCAAACTTTACAAGAGCGTTACGCCGGAAGTGCGTGAGGCGCACATCGAGGCGTTTCAGTCACGCAAGAAGGCGCTCGCATGAAAATCAGAAAAGAAACGCACAAGATTGTTCATGCAGACGATTTGATGCCGCCATTCAAGTATTTGTGCGAAGACACTTGGTTGGCTTGGAAAGCTCACGCAGATATTGAAAGCAAAATTTCTTGTCGCCAGGACAAAGTTAGAAAATTAGTTAAAGAGATTTTAGAATTGTTGCCAAGTATGTCGCAGGCTCGTATTCGGTACGAAGAATCAGTAGAAAAAGCAAGATTGCGAAATTCTTTAACGAAAGATGTTCGTATCCTTAAAACGAAAAAAATATTGGAAATCGGTAAAGAATGCTACGAAAGCAGGCAAGCAGAATATGAGCAGATGCATCCGCCGGTAAAGCACTTTCCGAAAATTGACGAGGCGCATCAATGAGCCTGCGCTACTACGAAGGCATGACGGACGGCGAGATCGTCGGCCACGTTCTTGCGCTCGGTGACGATGCAACCGAACTCTCGCAGGTGCTGGCACAGCGCCTACGGGTGCAGACCAAACTTCGAGCGGATGCCGAGATGCGTGAGCGGCTCGCGCAGGAGCGGATTTACAAGCTGGAGCGCGAGTTGCGCGAACTTAAAATTTTGGCGGAGAAGGTTTAATTTTCATGGCGCGGCCCGGCAAGGCGCGGCAGGGCGAGGCCCGGCGTGGCATGGCGGGGCTAGGCTGGGCATGGCTTGGCGTGGCATGGCATGGTTTTTTTAACAGGAGTGAACTAAATTGAAAACGATTAATGTTGAAATTCGCGGCAATACGCCGCTGTTAATTCGCCGTTTTGCGGAGCAAGCAGAGCAAGTGAAAGCGACTCGGCGCGTCGTCGTAGACAGTTACGACCCGCGAGCTGAGGCGACCAAGAATGCTTACATTGCAGCAGACGGCACGTTTTACTTCTCAGCGTTTAGCATCCCGAATGCGATGGCAGCGGCAGGGAGTAATCACAAGATGCGCGGCTCTCGCAAGACGCTGCGGTTTGTGGTGCCGAGCGCGGTGCGCGTGACAACGGACACCGTAACGATCCTTAACGGTTCTGGCCCCGCGCAAAACTTTGAGGTAGACGGTCGCCCCGTGACGATCCCGGCGACCAAGGGACGCATCATGCGCTACCGCCCTCGATTTGATTGCTGGGGCGCGGCATTTTCGCTGGTCGTCAACGACCAGATGCTGTCGCTGGAGGATGCACAACGCTTGCTGACGGAAGCGGGCGAGTCCATCGGTATTGGTGATTTTAGACCCGAGAAGCGTGGCCCTTTCGGCACGTTTCGGGTGACGAGGTTTGAAGAAATTTAACCTGGCAAGGCTTGGCATGGCGGGGTCGGGCGGGGCAAGGCTTGGCAGGGCTTGGCAAGGCGAGGCAGGGCATGGATTTTTTTAGGAGACATTAATGGAACAACGAAGTAGCGAATGGTTCGCCGCACGACTTGGCAAAGTCACCGCGAGTCGGATAGCAGACGTTTGCGCGAAAACGCGCAGCGGTTACGCCGCGAGTCGCGGCAATTACATGGCAGAGTTAGTGGTTGAAAGGCTCACGGGTAAACCTACGGAAGGGTTTACCAACGCAGCAATGCAGTGGGGAACGGAGCAGGAACCGTTTGCCCGTGATGCCTACTCCGCAAGAACGGGTGAGCTGGTGACGGAAACCGGCTTCGTACCGCATCCGCGCATTGCGATGGCAGGCGCATCGCCCGATGGGATCGTCGGCACAGGGCTTGTCGAAATAAAAGCCCCGAACACGGCGAGTCACATTGAGTACCTGCTAACTCCTGACCCGCCGCAGAAATACTATTACCAGATGCAATGGCAAATGGCGTGTTGCATGGCAGACTTTTGCGATTGGGTGTCCTACGACCCGCGTATGCCCGCGCACTTGCAGTTGCTGATCGTTCGCATACCGCGTGATGACGACACGGTGCGGATGCTCGAACACGAAGTTGTGACGTTTTTGGAAGAGTTGGATGGCAAGGTCAAAGCATTGCAGGAGCTAAAGGTATGAAGTACGAACAGAAACCAAACACCGC